GCGGCCAGAGCAAACCCATCAGACCCAGAGTGTGCAAAGCAAGCCATCCAAGACGGAATCAATCAAATCTTCGTTACCATCCAGAAAGCAGAGGGGGCGTTTAAGTGATACTAGGATTAAAAATAGGGGTCGGGATAGTGCTTGGAATCGTGCTACTCAATGTAGCGTTCTGGGCTTGCATTATTCTGGCCTATCTGCTCGCTACTTTATTTGAGTGCATCGGGAAGTGGATAAACAAGTGAACGAATGTTTCCTTGTCATCATCGCTACCCTCGGCTTGCTAGGATTGATTCTGCCCTTCTTTGACGAATGAAACGCTCTCCCCTGAAACGCAAAACCCCACTCAAGCGAGGCGGGAAACTACGCCGAGTGTCTGCCAAGAGACGAAAGCAGAACGAGGTTTATTCTGATGTGCGAGAGAAGTTTCTAGGCAACACACCAGTCTGCCAAGTTTGCCAGAGCAAGATGGCGAGCCAAGTTCACCATAGGCGAGGGAGGTTCGGGGATAGGCTAAACGAGGTGGAGTTTTTCTTGGCGGTATGCTTTGAGTGCCATCATCAAATCCATATGAACCCAGCGTGGGCGTATGCAAAAGATTATCTGGTTAAGAGATGAACAACAATACAGTAACAAAGCATAAGTTTTATTATGGTGAAGAAACCTACACCATCTGTATCACGATTGACGATTGGTGGCTTGAAGAGCCGGTGGATATGTCGGAACGGATGATGCGAACTGGCGAGGAGTTTGCTATCGAACATAGAACAAATTAAATTTTGTATGAAAGTAAGAATTACTCATTTAGACGGCAAACTTCCAAATCTTGCCCTAATGAAGTTATCTGCTTGGCATAAAAAACAAGGCGACCAAGTATATTTCAGCAAATCAATACAAAAAGAACTTTGGGAGGGAGATTACGACAGAGTATATGGAAGCTCAATCTTTGCTTGGAGCAAGCCAGCAAGAGACTTGTTTCTAGCAAACTTCCCAAACGCAACCATTGGGGGAACTGGATCGGGTAAAGTCCAGACCATAGAGGAAATTACTGGGACAGATTTTGATGAATACGATTATTCAATATATCCATCATTCAAGCAATCAATAGGCTTTAGCCAAAGAGGTTGCCGCCTCAAATGCTCATTTTGTGTTGTGCCAACCAAAGAGGGAAGAATAAGAGACAATTCATCAATAAGGCAAATTTGGAGGGGCGAGCCGTACCCCAAGCAAATTATATTACTAGACAACGATTTTTTTGGGCAACCAAGCTGGAAGCAAAAGACAGAGGAGATTCTAGAAAACGATTTTGAGGTTTCATTTAACCAAGGGATAAATGTTCGCTTAATTCACAAAGAGGGAGCGAATGAATTGGCGAAGATAAAATATAGGGATGACCAGTTTAAGAGCAAAAGAATCTACACGGCTTGGGACAACAGAAAAGATGAGGCCATATTTTTGCGTGGGATAAATACGCTTATGGGTGCTGGGATAAAGCCACAACATATTATGGTTTATTTTCTTTGTGGATATTGGCCGGGTGAGAAATTTGAGGACATTTATTACAGATTCGAGACAATGGATAAAATGGGATTATTGCCCTACCCAATGGTGTATAATAACGACAACCCAGAGCTAAAGAAATTCCAAAGGTGGGTGATCCGTAGATACTACAAGTTTATACCTTGGGAGGACTATTCTAATGGTGGCGATTCATATTCTAAAAAGTATGAGAACCAACTCACTCTTGCGATATGAACCAGATTGATGAGGCCAAGAACTTCGCTCGTCTTTTGTTTGAGCCAAGGGAACAACTCTCAATCCCAGAATGGGCAGAGAAAAACTTAACCCTTTCAGCTAGGGTAACGAACATACCCGGAGCTTATTCGACAACCCTCACGCCCTATGTTCGTGAACCCCTAGAGGCTTTTGGCGATGATTCAATTCGGAGGGTTGTGTTGGTCTGGGGAGCGCAGACCTCAAAGACGACAACGATTCTCGCTGGCCTAGCCTACCGAGTAGCAGAGCGGCCTTGCCCGGTCTTGTGGGTGATGCCCTCGGAACATCTAGCTCGATCATTTACAGAAACCCGCTGGCTTCCGATGGTGGACGATTGCCCAGCCCTAGCCAAAGAACGGCCAGAAAATACAGACCGAATCAAAATCCTAGAGCAACATTTTAAGCGATGCTCGGTCTGGTGGGCGGGAACAAGTGCCTCGGCTCTTTCTAGTCGCTCGATTGCGTTGCTCTGTATGGATGAGGTGGACAAGTTTCCAGAGCAAGCAGGGTCGGGGAGGGAAGCCAATCCGGTGCAGTTAGCAGAGGCACGAGTCAGCACCTACCCCAATCATTTAATCATAGCAACCAGCACCCCGACAACTGCCGACTCAATAATCTGGGCTGAATGGCAGAAGGGCGATATGCGTTTCTATTTTGTGCCTTGCCCCCATTGTGGATTAAAACAAAAACTAATTTGGGGACAAGTGAAGTGGGATGAAGCGGCCAAGATAGAAGATGGCGTTTATGATTACGCCCTAGTGAAATCCTCGACCTACTACGAGTGCGAGGGATGCAAGGGCAAGATTCAAGACGGCCAGAAAACCAAGATGCTCCGAGAGGGGGAGTGGAGGGCAACCAATCCCAAGGGCGAACCAGCCAGACGCTCGTATCACCTCAACGGCCTATACGCTCCTTGGGTATCCTTCGGGAGCTTGGCAGTCAAGTTCCTGCAAGATAAGCACAGCGGGATTATCGGCCTGCAAGATTTTGTGAACCGAGTCCTAGCCGAGCCGTGGATGGAACACGAATCAGAAAAGATGCAGATCGTTCCCGGTGCTTACAAGATGGGCGAGGTTCGGATGGGGGATAAGCTGATTATGAGTTGCGACATCCAAGAGGCGGGGGGCTTCCACGCTTGGTGCGTTGTGAGGGCTTGGGATTTAGAGGGCAAACCAAGGCTCGTGTGGGCAGGTAGGCTAGAAACTTGGGGCGACATAAAGGCAAAACAAGATGAGTTTGGCGTTGAGGATAAGTGCGTCTTAATCGACTCGGGCGATCAAACCCGAGATGTATATTTGAATTGTTGCAAGAATGGCTGGGTTGCGTTGGTCGGCTCGGACAAGACCAGCTTCTCCGAGATCGTGAACGAGCAGAAGGTTCAAAGGCCATACGCTCGAATCGCAAATGGCGACCCCTTCTCTGGTAAGGCAGTTCAATCCAAGGCAGGATGGAAGTGGAAGCTCTGCCCGATTTGGCGATGGTCGAACCCATCAATCAAAGACATCCTCTCCCAACTTCTCAAAGAGGAGGGCTTCATCGCCCTAGATACGCCCGATGTTTGGAAGGTGCATATCGAAGCAGAGGTGAAGGTAAGAGTGAAAAATCCTATGACTGGCAGGGAAAGACTTGTCTGGAAGCAAGTCGGGAAGCACAATCATTTAATGGACTGCGAATGCATGAACATCGTGGGGGCGGCACTCCACGGACGGCTCAAGGTTTCACCCGCAAGTTTGACAGAGGAGGTTGAGAATGGCGAAGGGTGATTTCATCGGGCTACCCCTTGCCACCCTCACTTCGTTGCGTGATAAATATATCACTTGCCTAGAAGCGATAGCGGTGGCGGGTTCAAGCTATTCGATAGCTGGTCGTTCGTTTTCAAGAGCGAATCTCGGTGAGGTGAGAGATACGATTATGGAACTGACCCTAGCCATTCAACAAGCGACTGGCACTAGGGTTCGCACAACCTACGCAAATTTCGGCTCGTGAAAAAAGCCTCTCTCAATCTGATCGACAAGGCGATTGCCTTTGTAAATCCTCAAGGGGCAGTTGATAGGCTTGTTGCTCGTCAAAGGATTAAAAACTTCGAGTATGATGCGGTAAAGTATTCAAGGCAACGCAAAGGGCCGAGCCAGTTGTCGGGTGCAGAAGATTATCGTTCCAACTATGACCGAGTAGAGTTAATGAAAAGGGCGAGGGACTTGGCAGAGAATGTTGGCCTTGTTCGCTCCATCCTTATGAAGTTTGCCAGCCACACCGCCGCAAACATTTCTTACCAAGCCCGAACCGAGAACCCCGAAGTCAATACCGAGGTCGAAGCATATTGGGCAGAATGGTGGGACAAGTGCGACATCTCCACAAGGCATACTGGTTCGACACTTATGCAAGTGGCGATAATGTCGATGTTGCGAGATGGCGATTTTTTGTTTTGCCTCGTGCGAGATTCTGATGGCAACTTAAAAATACAAGGCATTGAGGGTGATAGACTTGGCGACCCATTCAAGGTCTACACAAGCTCGGAGTTAATTGGTGGAATCCACATCGATCAAAGGACTGGCTCGCCTACAGCTTACGACATTTACAGCAGAAGCATTGGCGATATGTACACCTACCAAGCAACGATTCCAGCAAGCCAAGCCTTCCATTTGTTCGACCCACTCCGCATTGACCAGTACCGAGGAATCTCCGCTTTCCATACCGCAATCAATGACGCAACCGATATTCACGAAATCGTAGGATTCGAGAAGATGTCGGCCAAGGTTGCTTCTAGCCAGAGCGCAATCATAAAGAGGAATAATAACAATGCCTCGGATCTCTCGTCGCTCACAAACGACCAAGACATTAACGGAAGCGCAATCAAGCTCGAAGCGATTGAGTCTGGCAAAATCTCTTACCTAGAACCGGGTGAAGATATTGTGTTCCCCGATGGGCCGAGCCGTCCCTCCGGTGCGTTTGCAGAGTTCCACAAGATTCTACTCCGCAACATTTGCTTGGGCGTTGGAATTCCTTACAGCTTCGCCGTTGACCCTTCCGCTATGTCCGGCCCGACAGCCCGCCTTGAGATGCAACAAGCAGGGCGCACCTTCCGCAGATACCAGAAGCTCCTAGATGATAAAGTGCTTCGACCGATTAAGAACATCGTGATTGCCGATGGAGTTGCAAGGGGATTGATCGAAAAGAATGTTGGGAGCAGAACGACAAGGGGCATCTTTAACTTTGGGGCGAATGTCTCTATTGATTTGGGCCGCGAATCTGCCTCTGCTATCTCCGAGTTTAAGACCGGACTCCGAACCGCCGCAGATATTTACGCAGAACGCGGCCAAGACTTCGAGAGCGCTATGAGACAGAGGGCGATTGAAGCCAAACTAATTAAAGACTTGGCAGAGAAGTACGGCGTAGCCCCAGAAACCATTTCTGATATTGTTACCCCAACGCCCCCACAACCGCAACTACCTCCTGCCCCCGCACCCAAACCAGTAGCACCCATAGAGGATAAACCAGAGGAGGGCGAGGATGAGGGAGGCGATCAGAAGCCAATTCCAGAAGACCCCATCGAACCATCCTCCGAAGAATTAGAAGTTAAAAAAAAAGATACTGAAGAGGCACTAGCAAAACTCGACCCAGCATCCATCAAGATGCTGATTGAGGGAATGATGGGCGGGATTGAGTTGGCAAAGTACGATGGGATTGATTTTACCCCACCACAAGGGGCTAGGGATGCCGCCAAAAGAGCCTTGGATATTAGAGAGACAAAACCACCCAGCCAAAGGGGAATGACCCCAGTAGGCATCGCCAGAGCTAGGGACTTGCAAAATGGCGTGAAGCTATCGCCCGACACAGTAAGGCGAATGCTCAACTTTCTAACTCGCCACGAAGTCGACAAGAAGGGGGCAACTTGGGACGAGCAGGGCAAGGGCTGGCAAGCGTGGCACGGCTGGGGTGGAGATGCTGGCTTTTCTTGGGCAAGAAAAGTAGTTGGACAGATGGAAGCAAGGGACAAGAAGGAACTGGCCGAACCAGCCTCTTGCCCAATCGCAACCCAAGACATTAAAACAAATCTAGCCAATAGGCAGACAGCCGTGGACGATGCGAACTACGGCCCAGCCAATCCTAACGAACCCAACGAGGATTACTGGAAAGCCAAGGCAGACGAGTTCCAAGGGGATGTAGTAACGGCCAAAAAGATGCTTTGCGGTAATTGTGCGGCTTTCGACCAGAGGAGCAAAGTTCTAGGGTGCATTAAGAAGGGGATTGGAGAGGATGCAAACGAGGTCGCTATTGGTGGCGATCTGGGTTACTGCGAGATATTTGAGTTTAAGTGTGCGGCCAAAAGGACTTGTGACGCTTGGATTGTTGGCGGGCCGATTACAGACAAGAAGGAAGAACTTGCCAGACCAGCAAGCCAAACCCCAGCCCCTCCCAAGGAACGAATCAAAGGCTCAAAGGAGAACCCCAAAGGCACGGCATCGACCAGAAGCAAGGCTGGTGACATAGAGATTTCAGAGCAGAACGAAGAAGCCCTCAAGAACAAGATTGCCGAGTTCAAAGACAAGCACCCCTCACGGAAAGCCCCTACCCTTGGAGCATTGAAGAAAGTGTTTCGTAGGGGGGCGGGTGCGTTCTCCACTAGCTTTAGGCCGACGATTACCGGGGGGAAGCCCAACTCAAGGAATGCTTGGGCGATGGCTAGGGTCAACAAGTTTCTCAAGATGGCGGGTGGGGGTGAGGTTAAAGAAAGCTATCGCAAGGCAGACGGCGATCTCCTTTGACACTAACTCGATGATTTATGCCCCTGCCCATTCCCTCCGCTGACGAATCCGAACAAGACTTTGTATCCCGCTTTATGGGGGACGAGCAAGCCATCGGCGACTTTCCAGACGATCAGCAAAGGGCGGCGGTTGCCTATTCCACCTACCGGGACGAGGAGATGGACGAAATGGAGCTAGGGGGGGTGAGCATTTTGGAGGTGGGAGAGGCCAAAGGACACGACCTTTTCGTGGATAAGACCAGCCTAGAGACTGCCCTCAAACTTATGAGCAACGCCAAGAATGGCGTGAAAGTTAAGATGAACCACGGAAGCGGATTGGACGCAGTTGTCGGCTTTGCCCGCAACCCCCGCATCGATGGAGACAAGCTGGTTGCCGACCTTCGCCTCCTCCGCAACTCCCCCCACTACGGCCTAATCAAAGAGATGGCCTCCGAAGCCCCAGACCAGTTCGGCGTTTCCCTAGCCTTTGTTAATGAGTCCGAGACGATTGATGGCAAGGATTACATTCGCCCCCAGAGCATTGCCTCTGCTGATTTAGTTTCCTCCCCTGCGGCCACCAATGGCCTCTTTGAAGAAATGGTAAAGTTTATGGAAAAGCTGGGATATGTTCAGGGAGGCAAGAGCATCCCAGCCGTAGCCAAAGAAGCCGTGGAGGAAGCTCCACTTGACAAAAAGGACAAAACCAATATGGAAAACACAGATTACAAAAAAGATATGGACGAAATTAAAGTTCGTCTCTCTGCCTTGGAAGAGGCAATGAAACCCAAGGATGAGGAAAAGAAAGAGGAGATGGGCGAACATACCTCTGAGAAACCCACCGAGGAAAAGACCGAGGACAAGAAAGAAATGA